GTTTGCTCTGTCGAGTATTTTTCAGTAAAAGTTTCAGACTTTGTGAACGAATAACTTTTATCTGCCGTTATGTTAAGTGTTGCCGTTAAATTTGCCATATTAAACCCCCTGCGTTGTATCAAATTTAAAAATTATTGTTGCGTTAGTGTCGTAAGGAACAGCAGTCGGATCAAAACTAATTGCTATAATATCACCTGCACTAAAACTCGCCGTTGCCGTAAAATCAAAAGCATAAGCAGTGTCATCATCAGCCATATTGACCGTAATTGCTTCCGTTGCACTTGCGTTAGGGACTTCCGTTCCTGTTGAAGATTTATGGAAACCTACAATAGAAGAACCGCAAGCCGATTCACTCCTAACAATTACCCTCTCCAATTCACCATCATAAGGAACAACAAATGCAATATACTCATTCATATTCGTTGTTGAGCCTTGCTCTGTAACATACCCATTGAGGGGCATATAATCTAAATTTGCATCCATTGCATACCACCCTGCATTCATAAAGTGTAAAATATATTGCGGTGCATCTGCATAAGCCTTTATCGATTGCTGTGTGGCTAAATGGTATTCACTATCAGAATCCATATCATCCTCATCTTTTATCAAACTACCCTCTATTCTGTCTGCATCACTATCAATAACAATAAGTCCTGTCCCTGCTTTGTTGTTTACTCCAAAACAACGCCCATCATCATTGACAGGCTGGACAGTAAGCTTATCATCTGATATTTGCATAGCACTTGAATTGCCTGCACCATCTTTAACTACACGATTAGAAGTATCTACACCTTGATTAGAATTATCAATTTGCAGAATATCCTTGTAAGTCTGTTTTGGGCTTGACCCTGTAAAACTACCCATCGCTTCTCATTCCATCTTTAAATTTAGTTAATCCGTGAACAAAAACATTATCAAGAAAATCTATAAAATATGGTTCTATTGTCTTGTTCCACACCTTACTTGTCCATTTCCACTTTGCCAACCCTAATGTGCAAGCCACACCTGCACCATAGCAAAATGCACCAAACTTAGCCTTTATTGTAGCATTTGGTATTTTTTTAAATATCCAACCCACAACAGCAGTAGCAGTAATGCCACCAACATATCCAAGTGCTTCACCAGTTACATAAGTTCCTAACCATTCTAACATAATTTATCCCCTTATTAGTTCACCCCACAATGAGGTCATTCCGTTAATTATCTGCACAACATGAACAGTAAATAATCCACCTTCAAAGAAATCTACTACTGCAAATGAATGCGACCAGTTATGCTTACGACGACCCAACCATAAGTTGGTTTCATCTGACATATCCTTTAGGCAACCTATACTCCAAGCACTCTTAACTCCGTCTATATGAGTTAAAGAATATTGTTGTATATCGTGCCAATGACCATACATGATATTGCCACCAAGTTTAAGCAAATGGTTGCGTGTATGGTTAATACCGCCAAAATGATGTCCGTGATATGCCCATAATTTACCAATTTTTAGGTATTTTCCCAAAGGAAAAATTTTGTAGCCCCTATCCCTTAATACACAATTCTTAAATTTGTATTCAGGTAAATAAGGGTTTTCCTCTACAAACCTATCACACCAATCATCGTGATTTCCAACACAAAAGTATTTTTCAGAAACATTTGCCTTATACAACGCTTCATCTATATAATCTAAATTTTTATTGACCGCACCAATTTCTTTGGTGATTGCCTCTAATTGATATTCAATAGGAGGTCTTTTCTTTTTCTTCCATTGCCAATGTGAGAAACTCTCCCATTCGCCTACATCGCCTAAATCTACATAGAAATCAGGCTTTATTATATCAATGGCTTTTATTAAGACATTGATTGCTTTTTGGTCGTGATAAGGAAAGTGCTTATCTGGAGTGTATATTCCTCTTTTTACGACCTTTTCGTCTTTTTTTGGCATAATGCTCCCTGCAATTAAACCCAAAGAACTGACAAATCATTCCAATCAATGTAATCAATCCAATCATAGACCCGAAAAAAGCAGCAAGAAATTTCCATAATGGAGCAGTTGCTATAACCGAACCCCAAAATCCACCTATACTACCACCTGCACCTATTGTTGGATGGTCTGCCAATACCTTTAATGTTGTACTTAATAATCGCATTTAATATACTCCAATCCCTTGTTTATTCCTACCTTTTCCTAAATGGATAAAATCCTTAGCTATTGCAATATCATTCCAATAATCCATAGCTAAAGCCCTTTTCAGGATACTTGCTCTCTTGTATCTGTCTTTAATTTGAATATCAACTGCCAAGCCTGTTGTGTGGTCTCCTTGTGAGTTAGGCGAAACTTCCTCATTGTGTCCTTTGCACCTATAACCAGAAGTAACCACAAAGGGAAAACCACAATGCGTTCTTAGTATCTGTAATTTGTCCATAAACTCTGTATCCATCAACGCCACAGCACAACACGGACAAGCCAACTCCTCGACTGTAAAATTTTTAGTTAATCTCATTTCTTCTTTTTAGCGGAAGCCCTTTTCTTACCAAATAAATAATATCTATCAATTTTTTTTGTTGATTTTCCTGCACTCTTTAACCCATCAGTTATAGTTCCTTTGTAACCCCATTTGGAAAATGCGGATTTCATTAAATCGTTTATATGGGTGGAAAGAGGAAGGGCATATTGTTTGTAATATGCAATAATTTTATCATTCATAAAAAGTAGGGGGGCAAAGCCCCCCACCTCAACTATGATACATCAGATAACATATAAACACCCCAATCATCAACAAGCTCAACCTCTTTCCAGCGACCTACTCCAACTAACTCGAATCCACGAGCAGAAGCATCTCGCTCAGCTTCAAGGTTAAACAAGCCCTTAGTATGAACACCAATAGCACCTTTAGCAAAGATACCAGCAGCAGCATCGCCACCAGCATCTACATTTTCATTGATTTCATTAGATACTAATACTTTCATACCAAATGGGTTGTCCACAAATCCCTTGTTTAAGAAGTCTTCGGACAACTTGCTTGCACCAGAATTATCCACCAACAATGGACGAAGCCCTTTAGCTCCATAATATTGTTTAGGACTAATAACAGCACCCAAAGTTCTAATATCACCATTAGCAGCTTTAATCTGTCTAATAGCATCGTACCAATGGGCAAGTGTCATTGTAGTACCTGCACTACAAACCGTTTGCGTAAAACTACCAAACAAACCCACTATATCATCCTCTAACTTTGCCTTAACAGCATTAGCGAACATTGTTGAAATGTCATCAACTAAACTATTTCGAGTAGATGCACTCAAAACAGCTAAGTCTGATACAAATGTTTTAATAACATGTTCTTCGACAGTAGCAGTAGTAGCAGCATTTGTAACCTGTTTGTTGGTGGTGTGGTCTGTGCCTTCGGCAACCTGACTCACATCAGAAGAAGAAACAGCAGCATAAATTGGGAAATCAACTGTTTTTCCTTGCTCTCCCTCTGTGTCAACCCATCTTACTATATCAAGAATACCAACAGTATCTTGAAGTTTCATTAACGCATCAGCTTGAATATCGTCAATTATTCCAGCAATATTTGCACTTAAAGTTTCATTAGCCATTTTTTTACCTCATTAAATTAGCCCATCACTTTTAGCCTTCCTAAATCCTTTTGGGTCTTTCTTTATCCACTCGGTTTTAGTTTTATATCCACCATTGACTTCTTTTTTCTCGACCTTATTTGGATCGTGTTCAGGATTGTCTTTTTTGACAATCATATCAACTATGGATTCTAAGGCTTTTAAGTCATAGCCCTTAAATTGTTCTTTTTTATCTTCAGGCAACTTCGATAATAACCCATCTCTGGTTTTTGCCTCGTATTCATTCCACAATTTGGCTTTAACCTCTAAGTTTTGAGTTTTCTCTTGCTCAGCTTTTAGAAGTTCTTGATATTTGCCCTGTTCTTCAAGATCTTTAGCTTTCGCATCTTCTTGCTCTTTTAACATTGCTTCGTATTTTTCCTTAAATTCGTTTTTTTGTGCCGAAATTTCAGAAATACGCTTCTTAGCCCAATCAGGTGTTTCTTCATTTTTCTCGACTTGTGTGTCTGGTTCTTTTACATCGTTTCCTTCGATTTTTTCCTCTACCATTTTACCTCCGTATGAGTAAGTAAGACCTAAAAGGTCGTATATAAACAAGACTATTTTAGTCGTATTTGCGAAAATAGTTGTTTATTTTAACAATACAATTTAACTTATACCGTTGTTTTATACAACTAATTTTTACAATATGACTAAAAAAGAGTTAATTTTTAAGCAGAAATGGTTTGATTTTATGGGGTACAAGCCCCATAATGGACAAAAAAAGCTACATTTCCCTAAAAAGCATTCTGCTCGGTTTTTTGTTATGGTCTGTGGGAGAAGGTTCGGGAAGACCCTCTCCTCAGCAATGGAAGCGTGCTATGTAGCATCTCAACCCAATAAGAGAATCTGGCTTGTTGGATTGTCTTACGATATGGCTGATAAGATGTTTCGAGAAGTCTGGAAACAAATGGTCGTCGGTCATCCAGAAGATATTGACAAAGCATCCGAAAAAGAACGCTATATCAGGTTCAAATGGGGAACGGTAGTTGAGGCTAAGTCTGCTGATAATCCCGATTCACTTGTAGGTGAAAAAGTGGATCTATTGATTGTAGATGAAGCCGCTAAAATGAAGAAGCGTATTTGGGATATGTATTTATCTGCAACTTTAGCGGATAACCCTGACGCAAAAGCAATTTTTATTACTACGCCTGAAGGATTTAATTGGATTTATGACCTTTTCTTGTTAGGTCAAACAGATGACGCTTGGGAGTCTCATCAAGCACCAAGTTGGGCTAATAACATCATATTTCCCGAAGGGGAAGATGCACCATTCTTAATAGAGCGAAAAAGGAACACGGCGAAAGAAATATATAATCAAGAGTTCGGTGCGATGTTTACCTCTTTTGCTGGTCGTGTTTTCCCCTTTGACCGCAATCTTGATATGGGTCATTTCCCATATAATCCTGAGTTCCCATCTTTTTGCTCGATTGATTTTGGATTCAGGATGCCTGCTGTGGGATGGTTTCAAACTCACAGGGTAGGTGGATTATGGCATATTAACATAATAGATGAGATAATCCACGAGAGAGATATTAAGACTGATACACTTGCACAGCGAATAAGAAATAAACCCTATATGGTTGCAAGATATTTCGGAGACCCTGCAGGAATGCAAGCATCAGGACAAACTGCTCTTGGAGATGTTGAGATATTTAAGCAACACGGAATATGTGTTGAATCAGTAAGGGATAGAATTTCAAGAAATATTATTCAAGGTGTTAATCATGTAAGAGGATTTATTGAAAACGCTAACGGACAACGCTTCCTGCATTTAGATAATAAATGTAAAGGATTAGCAGAGGATTTAGAAAATTATAGGTATCCTGAACACAGAGAAGGCAAAGACCTTAAACCAGAACCGATAAAAGACGGATACCACGACCACGGTTGCGATATGGTAAGATATTTTTTCACAAACCACTTCCCAATCGTCAATAGAGAATTAAAAGCGAGGAAAAGATGGACATCATAAAAGAGTCAATAAAAAATTTAAAAATTGAAAACACAAAAAACAGAGAGAATTATGTAAATAAACTCCTCGACTATTACAATGGCAATAGCATCGGAGATTACATTAAACCACGATTTGCAGTTGAGGCATTTGCTGAAATTCCACCATTTGAGACAAACATTACCCATAAGTTCATCAATAAATTATCA